TCAACGCGAATCACCCGTATCGTCGGCCGCTGGCAGGTACTTGAACAGGCGCGGGCACAGCCAGAGCGTGACTACGCATGAAAGGGCGGCCCATATGAAAGCCGCGATCACTATCCAAAGCATCACGCGCCCTCCTTGAACTTCGTGCAGACAAAAGACTGATTGACCATCAGCCCACGAAGCGGGCAATAAAGAAGTGGGTAGGCCAGTGATTGGGTGCGGTGAGCACAGGTTTTGCAGGTATTCATTCGGCTGTCGCCTGTTTAATCAGCGCAAGGAACTGCGGCGCGCACCTGAGCAGTTCGGCCAGCGCGCGCTGCTTTCGCGCGCCGTCGTTCTCAAGGTACTTCTCCACCAGGTAATAGACTGGTGTCGTATCGCCGGTCGACTTGAGGTAATGCTCCAGATCGTCGAGCGTGAAGCGGCGAGAGTCATCCGGGTTGCCAGACAGCTTGCGCGACAGCTCCGACGCACTCATGTCCATATCGGCGGCCACCGTCTTCAAAGGATTGCGGTTCGTGTAGATGCACTGCCTGACGCAATCCAGCGCCGTCGCATGGCGGTCAGCCAGTCCTGGGTCGAAGTCAATCGTAAGCTGATGGGCGGTACCGGAAAGTGCACTCATATTTATTTCCCCTACTTTCCTCTAGGCGCCGCGGCAAAAAAAGCAGAATGGCCTCATGAACACAGCCCATACCACGACCGAAAAAAAGCCCGGCACCGCCAAAGAGGCGGGCCGGGTTGCGAAAACCCGCGCTGGCAGGGGGTATGCCTTTACGCGGGAGGAGGGAGACAACGGGAAGGAGATTCCAGCCATGTCAGAATGCTGTTTCCACACAAACATCATCAATGAAAGGAATCCCCGTGACCAAACAGAACCCAGTGGCCGGCATGGTCTGGTTTCGCCTCGAAGACTACGAAGCGGCGATCAGCATCATGGAAGACAGGAACCAGCTTCCGGCCACCTACAGCGCCTGGCGCATCAAGGCAGAGCAAGCCGAGAAGCAGATGCAGCGCCTCGGATGGAGCACAACCCGCGCCTACATCAACGCGGCCGACTTCGGCGCCTGGTGCCGGGTCAGAGAACTGAATCTCAACGCCGAAGCACGCAACCAGTTCGCCAACAGCGTTGCGCTCGACGCGGCCAGAAGCATGGAGTGACATCAGGCGGCCTCGCTGGTCGGTTCGGTTTTGGGGTGATTTTCGGGGTCGACCGCAACCGTGCCACGCAGATAGCCCCAATCAACATCTGGGCGCAGGTCTTCGCAGCGGACGAAACCGAGCGATTCACGCTCGATATTGATCGCCAGCGCTTCTCCGCATTGCCGGCCATAGGCAACATTGCGCAACTGGCCAAGCGTCGTTCCACAGCGTGCGGCGAAACATTCGCGCTGTTCGATTGGCATGGAAAGATAGAAGTCTTTTAACGTCATGCGCCAATTATATACACCATCTAGTGAAGTTGTATCACCACCCCGTGAATATTTTTTCACCGATCGGTGTGGCATAACTCCACCCATGGCAACCGCTGAGTCACGTCGCGCCGTTCTAAAGGAGTTGATTCGCACCCGCTATGATGGCGTGGCGCGTCAATTGGCCATTGCCGCCGGGAAACCAGAAAGCCAGATCAACGACATGCTTTCAGACCCGCCGCGCAAGTCATTTGGCGAAAAAGTCGCCCGACAAATGGAGGCCAAGCTTGGCTTGGTGGATGGATACTTCGACCGCCAAATAGGTCATGGAAATCAGCCCGGGACGGCCGCCGAGAACGCCGCAATCTATGTTTTATGGCCACCGGTTGTGACGCAGATTGCTGAAATCGCCCGCGATCTTCCTGATGCCATGCAAAATCAATTGTTAGGTCAGGCGAAAATGCTGCAATCAGAACACCGTGTCACCCAGGCGAACCCCGCTTTGCGCACCGGCCAGTAATCCCGACCCGAGTGCGCATGACGCGGGATGTGACAAACGTCATATTGCTACAAGAATGGAAGGCCGCTAGACTGACCGGCTAACCTAGCCGGATCGCGAATCATGGAACTATTTTTGTTGCTTTTTGCGGTTTACTTTATTCCGACCGCCGTCGCCATCGGTAGAAACCACCACAACGAAGGGGCTATCATCACCCTCAATGTGCTACTCGGCTGGACATTTATTGGTTGGGTCGTTGCGCTTGTCTGGTCGCTCACGTCACCACCCAAGCAGGCGGCGGCACCCACTGCTACATCAACTCCGACGCCAGCCCCGACCGAAGCGGCTCCAGACAATCAACTGCAGACCGCGCTGCGACACATGGAAAACATCCTCGAAGCCTGTCGCGAAGTATCGAAGCCGGCCTTCGGCGTCCTTATTGTTGCCGCCCAATCCGACGGCAAGATTAGCCGCGACGACATCCGCATCATCGCTAATCTGTTCATCAAGCACGGCGCCGACATCAAGCCCGCCTGGCTAGATTCGCTGGCAGCGCTCAATGCCGGCGTCAGCATAAGCGTCAACGGCAGCCAGCAATGTGATGAAGAGATCGCCGCGCTCGAAACGGCCAGCCCTGCGCTCAAGGCCGGCATCTATGGCGCCTACATTGCCATGACCGTTGGTAACAAACGCCAGACTTCCGTGGCCAAGCGTATTGGCGAGCAGCTTGAAGCCCTGCTTGCCATGCCGCCAGCAACCGAGGCAGCGCCCGCCCCTATTCGCCCCGAAAACAAAGAACGAAACCAGAGCCCGGCGCCAGTCAAACACGAGCCAGCTGCGCCACCTATTAAGACAAAGCCGCTCACCTGGGTAGAGCAGGCGCAAAAAGAAGTCGAAGAAGAACGAAGGCTCAAGACCCCCCGATAAAAACAGCCCGCCATAACGGCGGGATTTTTTTATCAAAATATTCACCATCCGGTGTTGACTTGTTATTCACCGTTTGGTGTAATGCTCCCAGCAGCACAAACAACCTGGAGCCAACACCATGCGCCTAATCCTCTTCATCACGCAGATCGCCATGCTGGCCGCTGGGTTTTCCAGCAACCGGGCCGACGCGATGGTCGGGGCAGCGGTGTTTTGTGTTCTGGCTGTGGCGATCGTGATTTGCGACGGCAAGCGTGCCACCCGCCCAAACCGCAGCAGGGGCCGGGCATGACCCCCGCCGAAACCCTCGCCAAAGCCCGCGAAATCACGCAGGGAACCACCTGTTTCGTCATGCCCGTCGGCGGCCGCTACAAGGTTTGCCGCCGGGTCGCCGGCCGGGTCATCCCGCTCGGCTATCGCGTCGACGCCGATCAACTTTGCGCATGGCTGCGCAAGCTCACCAAAACCAACCGGGAGAAATCATGACCACCAAAGACATCAACCCAGAAACCATCTGGACAGAGACCTACAAAAACGAGCCGATAGTTACCGATAACCACTCGACCATCAGCGTATTCAGCGCAATTCACCCCGATGCCGGGCCGTTGTTTCGCATCGAACTTGAAACAAGCGGCAACCTGATCAGACTTAGCAGCAGGGCGGATCTGACGCCAGAAGCAGCAGAGAAGCTCGCCAACGAGCTGCTCAACGGCGCTCAGTTAATGCGCGAACACAGCGTTCGCTGGGCTGAGCACGAAGCAAAAAAACACCGCTTGGAGGCCGCATGAAAACCACCCTAAAAACCGCGTCGACCGCAACCGTCCGTGCCATCAAAGCCATCGGCACCACCCTGCGCCGCTGGTGGGCATGGCACCAGATGCGCAGCGTCGAGATCGCGCTGCATGACGCCTACGTCACCCTCGACCTGATCTCCGACCCCGATGTCTGGTGCGCCGCGCAAGCCAATATTCGCCTGCTCAGCCGCGAACTCTGCCGGACGCGGGCGCACTACCAGTCCTTCCTTCCGAACGGCCAGCGCATCGTCTGGGACATTTGCTGATGCTCGTCTCCACCCTCAACGCCATCGCTCTCGGCGCCGAATACCTCGGCGACATGATGCTGTGCATCGGCACCATCGCATTTCTCGTGCTGCTCAATTCTGAAGACAGCCTGGATTAACCCATGACCGCCGCCGAATTCCGCCAGATGCAAGCCAGCCACGCCGAAGACTATCGAAGCATGGCCGGGCTAGTGACGGCTATCGGCATCGGCCTGCTAACCAGCGGCATTGCCGCCCTTGTGATCGCCACACTATGACCATCCGAGCCCTAACCAACGAACAGCTACGCGCCGACATCGCGAAAAGAAAGATTGCGGAAGCAAGCACCACCCCAGCCGGCGGAGGGGACATATCACCGGCAGCCGTGGATCGTTCCACCTCCCTTGCATCAAATTCGGGCGAGGCCACGGTCGTTGTCGAGCCGCCAAAGCCGGAAGCATCGCCGGCCAAGGCGTGCTCCGACGAGATTTTCTTCGACGAGTTCGCCGGCCTGGCCGACGACCCCGAGCAAAAAACCACGTTCAGCATCGACAACACCGGGCGCCTGGTCATCACTACGCCCCAAGACGGCACGCTGCAGCTCACCGCCCGCCACGTCTACAAACTCAACGAATTTATGATGACCACCGCCACCATTTGGGTAAAAACATGCAAGCAGTCCTGATCCTCGACGCCGAAATCAAGCACGGCGTCATCACCGACAACAACCCGGCCCAGCCCGGCTATCACTACGCCGATGGTTGGGAAGACCACGCCGGCATGGGCATCGCCTGCGTCTGCGCCTTCGATTCGGAAGACAACCGCTTTCGCGTGTTCACGGAAACCAACCTGGACGCCCTGCAGGATCTGATCGACACGCACACCCTCGTCAGCTTTAACGGCAAACGCTTCGACGTGCCGCTGCTGGAAGCCAACGGCGTGGCGACCCGATACAACAGCGACGGCGACGAAATCCCACATATCGACCTCGCCGAACTCATCTGGCAAGCCGCCGGCATCCCCAAAGGCGAGCACCCCAAAGGCATGGGCCTCGACGCCATCTGCCGCGCCAACAACATCCCCGGAAAAACCGGCAACGCCGCCGACGCCCCGCAACAATGGCAAGCAGGGCATTACGGCCGCGTCATCGACTACTGTCTGGGCGACATCGAATCAACCCTGCGCCTCTTCGACCTCATCACCCTCAACGGCGGCATCCGCGATCCGCGCACCGGCGAATGGCTCACCGTACAGGTGCCCGCATGATCGACCTGCCCCTCCCCGACCACCTCACCCGCTGCCTGGCGCACCCGGAAGGCCACAAGGCCAAACAAGCCCCGGCCGCCTGGTGCGACCGCCGCGAAAACTGCGCCCGCGCCGCCACCATCGCGGTCGACCCGTTCGACGGCAGCAGCGTCGTCGTACCCCGCGCCTGCACCAGCGAGCTGATGTCGCAGCACATTCCGCTGGAAGGCTTTCCGGCGAAGGATGAAGCATGATCGAACCGTTTGGATATTTCAGGGCAGAGCCGTTCGGCTGGACGGACTGCTCAGAGACTGACGAAGGGGCTGTGCCGCTGTATGAACAGTCTGTGGTCACGAACCTACAGCAGAGACTCGCACATATAACAGACGACACGGCTGGGTTGCGGGTGCTGGTGCGCGAAGCCGAGAAGCCGCGCGACGACCTGCTGGCCGATCTCAAAGAATCAGATGCTGTCCGCAATCGACTAGCCACATTGCTTTCAGAAACGGCGATTGCGCTCAAAGGCGAAGAAGCGGCTTTACAGCGGCATAGCTGGCACGACCTGCCTGTTGTTGCGCTGTCCGCGATGATTGAGATCGAGATGCTAAAAGGGCAGCGAAACGACCTGCTGACAATCTGCCGCAATGTCGTAGAGCGCGGAATTGGCGCGAGCGATGTAAAAGCCATGAAAGCAGCCATCGCCAGCGTGAAAGCAGACCAATTTCGTGACGCCACGAAAATGATCGACGAAACCAGTGGCAGCGAGCCGCTCGATCTCGAAGCAATCCGTCAGTCTCCGCGCCAATATGTTGATCTCGAAACCGTGGAAAAACTGTCAGACTATGCGGTGGTGTGTGAGCTAAAGATTAAATGGCTCGAAAAGCAACTCGCCGCCGAGCAAGCCTACAGCGCGACGCCGCGGGAGGCGTTGAAGTTCTGGGATGCGTACGCCAAAGAGCTTGACATTCCCCACGACGACATCGCAGGCAAGTCAGCATGAGCCTCACCGCCACCCTGCTGCACAATGACCCCGTCGCCCTGCGCCAACTCGTCAGCACCCTCCCCAAAGGCCGGAAGCGCACGCATCACATCGACGCCCGCCCGCCGCGCAACCCCAAGCCATCCGGCATCCAGTGGCCTAAAAAAACCACCTCGCCCAAAAAGCTCGAACGCATCCATTCCGCCATCGCCGCCGGTGCCCGCTTCGTGCGCGACATCCACATCGCCACCGGCTACAGCAAAACCGTCATCTGGCGCGCCATTCACCAGCTTGAAGACTGTCCCACCGGCCCGCGCATCTTGCGCGACCCCACCCAAAAACCCAGCCAGTTCACCGCCCTCCATGCGTAAATCCGCCAACCGCCGCCCCTACCGGGCCACCCGCATCAAGCTCAGCGCGCAGCCGTGGAAGATCAGCACCGTCTTCGACCCCATCGAGCGCATCCTGCATCGCCTGGAAGCCGACTGCACCGTCGACAGCGCCCAGGGCCGCCCCGTCTTCTACGAAGACAGCCACCGAGGCTGGTATGACCTGGTAGAAGCCTTGCGCGGCCTGATCGACTTTCACCAGATCGCCGAAACCCGCCACGGCATCGCCGCCGACACTGACGGCCTGATCCGCTTCGCCAACAAACTGCACAGCGGCGCCCCGATCTTCGAACAGGATCTCGCCCAAGTGCGCGCCGACATCGACACCTGCAAGCGCCAGGCGCTGCGCCTGACCATCGACGAAGCCACCGACATCGTCCAGACCATCCGCATCAGCATGGAACTCGACAAGATCAAGCCAGCCCCGGCTGCCCATTCCGAAAGGAGCGCGCAGGCTGTCGGGAAAACAGTGTTAGGGGCTGGCACCTCATGAGCCGCACTATCTGGACACCCGCAGAGGTCGAAATCCTCCGCGCCCACTACGCCACCACGCGCATGGAAGACCTGCTGCCCATGCTCCCCGGGCGCACCGTCGCCAAAATCTGGCAAAAGGCCGCCGGCCTCGGCTTGAAGAAAAGTCGCGCGCTGATCGCCGACATGGCGCGCGAAGCGATGGCGAAGCCAGACCACCCGGCCCGCCTTTCTCGCTTTGCCAAAGGCCACCCGACCTGGAACGCCGGCACCCACTTCACCGCCGGCGGCCGCTCGGCAGAAACCCGCTTCAAGCCAGGCCACCGCGGCGGCCGGGCGGTCGAACTCTATAAACCAATCGGCACCGAGCGCATCAACCGAGATGGCTACCTGGAACGCAAGATCAGCGACGACCCGCAGTTCGGCCGCCGCTGGCGCGCCGTTCACATCCTGCTATGGGAAGCGAAAAACGGCCCTTTGCCCAAAGGCCACGCCATCGTCTTCAAGGACGGCGACAAAACGCACATCGAAGACGACAACCTGGAACTGATCAGCCGTGCCGATCTGATGCGGCGCAACACCGTCCACAATCGCGGCCCGGAAATCGCCGCCATTTATCAACTCAAAGGCGCCATTACGCGCCAGATCAACAAAAGAAAGGGCGCCACCTCATGAGCAACACCATCACCCACCTGCGCGACACACTGTTCGACACCCTGCAGCGCCTCAAAGACAAAGACAACCCGATGGAAATTGACCGCGCCATCGCCATCACCAAGGTGGCCGGCGTCATCGTCGATACCGCCAAGGTCGAAGTCGACCACATGCGCATCACCGGCGGGACCGGCAGTGGATTCATCCCCGCCCAATCCGTCGACCGCACCAAGCCGCAACTCCCCGGCAAAACCTACACCGAGAAAACCGGCGCAGGAAACAAGACCGTCACCATGCTGCCCGGTGGGGCGACGGTGACGACGCACAAAATGCGGGGTTGAAATGGCCACCTACGAAATCCGCCTGCGCGGCAATAACCCGAAGTTCATCGACATCATGACCAAAGGTGCCGCCGATTCATCCGGCGCCATCGCCCGTATTCCGCTGCGCGACGGGTTTTTCGACACCCAGATGGAAGCCGCCACGCTGCTGGCTAGCGCACCATCCTTGCGCGATGCCCTGCGCGAACTGCTCGAAGCCGTACGGCGATCAACGTGTGCCGGCTCCGGCCCAGCCCAGGATAAAGCAACAGAAGCGCTGGAAGCCGCCACCTACACAAAGCTCAAGTAACCAACCATGAAGGAGCAACCATGAAACAAAACACTAGCCAACCAGCGATCGCCATAGGAACCTCTCTGGAAGGCGGCATCTTCGGCGGGATCATAAACGTCAACGGCCAGCACAAGGGCGTCATCTGGTCGCCGAAACACGCGGGACAGATCAGCACGATACTGCTTCCCAGCCGCAAGATGGCCGAAGGCGACTACAGCCCCAGCGACTGCGCAGCCAACATGCGGGCGCTGCTCGCGTCCGGCAGCCCGGCGGCGCGACAGGTCGAAGCCATGGACATCAACGGGTACAAGGACTGGGTCATTCCGTCCCGCGACGTGCTTGAGCTCGGCTATCGCCACTTCAAACCGACCAACCGCCAAAACTATTGCTCTTGGCGTGACGGGGAGAATCTTAACAGCGTTCCGCCGGGCTGGCTTTACACCGAAAACATGCCGGCTCAGACCGACATCGAAGCATTCAGAGACAACGGCGAAGACGCTTTCGATGAGGCTTGGTACTGGTCATCTACCGTACTTCCTAGCGGAAAAACGGCGTTCAGTCAGGACTTCGGCGACGGCTACCAGGACTACGGCCTCTCCTACGAGGGTCGCGTCCGTGCCGTCAGGCTGATTCAACTCGGTTCTTGAATCCTTCAATCCTTTTTCCCTCGGAGCGCGCAATGAAACTGCACATCGAAAACATCAACATCAACTTCAAACTCAGCGGCAACCAACCGCCGGCCGGCCTGATCGCCGCCCTTGCACTGGCCAAAGCCGGCCAGGTCGCAGCCAAATCTACGGTAGCGCCCGCCATCGGAGACAAGTGGCCCGGACTTGAAGCGATCTATGCCGGCAAGTCGCTTTCCATGGATGGCGACAGCATCGTGCATCTGATTCTGTGGCTGGACAATCAGAAAAAAGGCATGGCCTACGAAGACGCCATCAAATATGCCGCCGCGGTCAATCCAGAAATGGAAAGCCACATTCCGACGCGTCATCAGAGCATCGACCTGTTCGAGCGTCTGCAGGATTGCTTCGACAAGGATTACTGGCATTGGACGCTGACGAAGACCAAGAGCGGCAATGCGGCGTTCATTCAGGGCTTCGACTACGGCGGCCAGTACATCATCCTCTCCTACGAGGGTCGCGTCCGTGCCGTCAGCGAGATTCCACTTTAACCCTTTGACACTTTAGTCCTTCAACCATGATCCACACCGACCTGCCGATCTACAAGAAGGGGTACGACCTTCTTAGCCTCGCGGCGGACGTTCAGCTGAACATGCCTCGCACGTTCAAGCAGAGTCTCGGCAAGCGGGTTCACGACGAATGCGTGGAACTGCTGCTGGAGATCGGATACGCCAATGCCAGCCGTGGAGAAAAGCATCGCGGGCGACATCACAAAGACTTTCAGGAGAAAAGCAGCATGAAAGAACGTCCGATCCTTTTCAGAGCGCCGATGGTGCGCGCCATTCTCGCCGGCACCAAGACGCAGACGCGGCGGGTTGTGAAGCCATCTCCGGAATGGACTGAACCTGGAACTGCATGGAAGTTCAGCGAAGACGGACACAGCGGGCCGGGGTGGTATGCCTACAACGAGGACTACCCGGAAGAAGGGGCGTTGTTCTACCGCTGCCCTTACGGCCAGCCCGGGGACCGGCTGTGGGTGCGGGAAAAATTTCAGCCACTGTTTGCCGATGGTATTGAGAACCATTGGGAAACCAACTGGAAGACTGGCAAGGGCTACGCCATCAGTTATCAAGCAACGGACGGAATACATGAGTTCATTGACGCCGACGACAACCTAAGCGACGCCTGCAAACCTTCAATCCACATGCCGCGCTGGGCAAGCCGCATCACGCTAGAAGTCGTCAGCGTTCGCGTCGAGCGGCTTTCCGACATAAGCAAGGACGACGCAATGGCAGAAGGAATCGTGCTTCAACCGGACGGCGGGTTCGGCCTTGCAGACTCGACGCACTACAACTTCTCTGACCCTACCGACAGTTACTGCAGCCTATGGGAATCCATCAACGGCGATGGATCATGGCTTTCAAACCCGTGGGTATGGGCGGTCGAGTTCAAGCGGGTGAAAGGCGGGGCAGCATGAGCCCATCTCAACGAGAAACTATCGCCAATGCGGCAGCCATGCTGGACGGCATGGCGCTCGAGCTTCGCCTTTCCCATGCTTTGCCGCCGAGCTATAGCGTCATTCCTGAGCCAGAAGTCGCGCAGGAAGTGAAGCGGATAAAGCGTGTAGTCGCCGAACTCTATGACATCGCCAGCGCAGGCTGACCTATTTAAATAATTCGGCAATGCGCTACAAACTCATCCACCAGTTTTGTGCAGAAACAGGCTATACAGCCGCTGCCGTGCGTGCCAAGATTCGAGACGGCATCTGGCTGGAAGGACGCGAGTGGCGTAAGTCGCCTGACGGTCACATCCAGATCGACATCGAGGGGTACTACGCATGGGTGGAACAAAACACTACGACGGGGTTCGCTCCCGTAGCGAAAAAAGCATCGAAATCGACTTCACCTACCGGGGCATCCGCTGCCGCGAAACCTTCCGGCTCGCCCCAACCCCTGCGAATCTGAAACGGGTCGCCCAGCACCGAGCCGTCATTCTCGACGCCATCGCCCACGACACTTTCGATTACGCCGTCACCTTCCCCGAATCAAAAAACCGTTTCAAATTCGCCGACCGCCCACAAAGCGCCGGCCTAAAGCTGGAAGACTATCTCGAAGCCTGGCTGATCCGGAAGCGCCGGCAACTCAAGTCATCGACCTTTGCCAGCTATAAAAAGATTGTCGCCATGCTTACCCGTGCAGACAACCCGCGACTGGGCGCCATTCACCTGCCCGATCTGCGGCGCCAGCACGTCAAAGCCTGGTGCGCCGCGCAAACCACATCGAACAAATGGCTGTCGAACGTCCAAAGCGTGCTGCGCTCAGCGCTGCAGGATGCTCTCGACGACGACCTGATCGAATCCAACCCACTCTATGGATGGAAGTTCGAGAACGCCGAAACGCTCAAGACCGAAGACGACGTCGACCCATTCACCAGCGAAGAACGCGAAGCCATCCTGGGCGCCTGTCGCGACCCGCAGCACCGCAACCTGTTCGAGTTCGCCTTTTGGACGGGACTGCGCACCTCCGAGCTGGTCGCACTCACCTGGGAAGACATCGACTTCCTGCGCGGCGAAGCGCGCATCAACAAGGCCCGCACGCAAGCCGCCGACGCCCCGGAAACCACCAAGACTCGCCAGGGCGTACGCGACATCAAGCTACTCACCCCAGCCCTGGCCGCGCTCCAGCGGCAAAAGGCCATCACCTTCCTCGCCGGCGGCGTCATCTTTCGAGATCCGCGAACCGGCGAACCCTGGGCCGGCGACGAACCGATCCGCCAGGGGCCATGGAAAACCGCGCTAAAAAAAGCCGGCGTCCGCTACCGCCGCCCCTACCAGACGCGCCACACCTACGCCTCCATGATGCTCACCGCCGGAGAACCGCTCGGCTGGGTCGCCAATCAAATGGGACACCGCGATCTAAGCATGCTAGCCAGGTGCTACGGCCGCTGGATCAAATCCGCCACGCCGGATGTGGGGAACAAGGCGGTAGCGATGTTCGGCGCCTCAAAAAACTGTGACGCGATTTGTGACGCGCCGGGGCTAAATGACGATATATCGAAGCCACAAACCGGTCACAACAAAGCAGCAACTATATGATTATTATAAAATTTCATGGCGTGCCCGGAGGGACTCGAACCCGCCTTTTATGGCGTCTTTATTGGAATTTTGAGCCTCTGTGACGCAGTCGTGACGCCCTATTGAGAAACGCCGTTACACGAACCCGATCGCCGATCCACTGCTGTGAACTGACCCGGCTCGCGGGTTGAAAGCCACGTACAAAAACTCCCCCGTTCCAGAGATCGTGAAGTCTTCGACGCACCCGGCCGCAAGTCGGCAGATCGACAGCGACGGCTGGCGAAAATCGCTGGCGTTGTTGGTTTTCATCACCGCGAAAGCCGGCGGATCGAGCGGGCTGGAAAATGTCTTTAGCGTGCCCCCTGACGAGAGGGCGATCTGATAGATGCAGGTGGTCGGATGCAGGGTGTTGGTCGTCGGGTGGCCGGCCTTCCAGGTGGGCGACGGGCTGCTGCGCGGCGTGAATGGCGTTGGTGTGAAGCCCTGGTTGGCGTGCCCGATCTCTTCGTACCAGGCGCCGATCAGGTCGCTGCGATAGGTATATTTGACCAGGTGCAGCGCGCCGGAAGATGTAAAGCCGACCCCAACCAGGCGCTCAAATATGAACACGCTGTCGAAGTTGACCTGGGAAATGCCGGCAATCGGCTGGTAATAGATCCCGCCTTCAAGATACAAATCGCCTGTCGGCGCCCACCACGTCCGGTCGAACGTCGTCGTATAGGCCGGGTCGCTGGCCAGCCAGATCCGGGTCGCCGTTGCACTGGCACAGTCGTCGGCGATGTCGATGCGCCAGGCGGCCGCGATGGCGCGGTAACCGCTGTTGTCGAACGGCACCGACTGCGTCGACGGCATCGCAGCAGCGGCCGGATCGTTCGAGTTCGTCCACTTGCCCCGCAGGTGAATAACGATCTGCCGACCGTCATGCCGCACGTCGATCTCCGACATCACCGGGTCGCTGACCGTCTTGCCGCCCAGGGTGATTTCGGCCAGCAGCGTTGCCTCGTAGGGCGCGGCCTTGTTGATCAGGCCGAACTGCTCGTGCCGCGTGATGCTGATCACCGGGGCCGATCCATCGCCCGTCGACACAATCCCCAGCGACATCTTGCGCCACTTGTTGTCGCTCCCCCAGTGCAGCCAGCAGCGCTCGCCAAGCAGGCCGCCACCGCCAAAAGCAGAATAGCGGCGCAGGTTGCTGAACAGGATGGCGTCGTTTTTGAAAGCCCCGCCGGCCGCTGAAATCAGGGTCGGCGTGCTCACCTCGGCGATGGCCGGCTGCTTGTAGTAATAGGTATGGCCGATGTTCTCGAGCGTCGCCGGTGAGATGTAGTTGTACGTCGTCGCTCCACCAGCGCCATTGTTCGCCGTCACCGCCGTGATTTCGGCGCCACCCTCGGGCGTCAAGCCGGACGCCGACAGGCGCCCGTGCCAGATATTGCCGAACTTCATGTCGCTCATGGCGTTTTGACGATGACCCCGACGTCGACCGTCGTCACGCCCACCGTGGCGCGCAGGGTTTCCGGGAAGTAGAACGTCAGCAGACCGTCCGTCGAGGCCACCGTCTTTTCGCCGTTGAGCTGAAAGCCGGTGCCGCCGGCCCCTGTGCCGACAGGCCCGCTCGATCCACTGCGTGACGGGATCGCCGTCGCTTCCTTGACCGCCGGCAGCGCCTTATCCTGGCGCGTCGTCTGGCCCTGGGCCTCTACGGTCAGCGCATGCAGCGCGGCGGTCAGATCCTTGGCCATCAGGCATCGACCTCGACAGTCAGCGACGTGGCCAGCGACAGGTTGTTATAGACGCCTGCCGTGATCGCCGCCGCGTCGAAGCGCAGATGCACCGGCAAGGCATTGCCGGCGCCAGAAAGTATCTCCAGCCCGAGGTCGATTGCCGCGCCTGGCGTGGCGCTGCCCAGCCCGCCCGACGACAGCGCCAGGCGCACGGTATTGGCCGGGATCTGCAAGCCGGTGGCCGCATCGGCAATAGCCAGCGCAATCTGCGCCACGCCCGGCGCGCTGGCCGCCTGAAACTTCTTGCCCGCCACCGGCGACCCGAGATAAGCCACCCGGTCGACCGCAGCCGCCGCGCCGTCATCAGCCTGCACGGCTTCGGCCAGGCTGAACGTCACGCTCATGCCGGCATCCTGATAAAACCGCAGGGTATTGCTCATGGCGAAGTCACCTCAAAAACATCTTCAGTAATGGCCGCCGCAAAGCTGCTGGCGATGGTATGCGCCGCCTTGGCGCGCTCGGCCTCTTCAACCCCGGGGAAGGTCACGGTGATCACATTCGTGCCGCCGACCGTGCCATCCCAGGTCACCGTCGGCGCGCCCAGCGTGTTGCTGGTGCCGGCCGACGTGCCCGCCGGGGCGGCCACCGTATCGCCCGTGTGCGGAAAGCCGATGCCGGCAATCGAGCTGATCGCCAGATCGACGACGCTGATCGCCGTGCCGGCGTCCGTATCGAGCCGATGCACCACCCGCCGCGCCTTGCCCTTGGCCAGCACGCCCGCCGCATCGATGGCCACCGTCTTGTCGACATCGAGCACCGGGTTGCACGGCACGCTGGCGCTCACCGTGTTGCGGCGATGGCTGGCAAAAATCTCGGTACCGGCAATGGCGACCAGCGTCTCCATCGCCCCTTCGGCCGCAGCCCGGTTGGTGTCCGCCGTCAGCGTACCGGTCACCGAGTTGGTCAGCCCGACCACCACTGGCGCCAGATTCTTCGGCGGAATCGTCGTCACCTTGCCCCGGTAGAGCAGGATATTTTGCTCGACGGCCGTCGGGTCGTCATAGACCCCCTCAAGCGCGCCCGACATCGTGCTGCGCACGGCGCCCACGGCCGCAATGCTGCCCGCGCAGGCCACCGTGATCTGGTGCGTTTCCTCGGTCTGCTGGGCATAATCGAACGACACCACCGCTGAAAACCCAAGGCAGAACTGCCCGTCGGTCAAGGCATTCGGCAGCCAGGCCCCGGCCGGCGCACCGCTAACCCCGGGAATCACCTGCGCCGTAGTCGGCAGCGCGATCCAGCTCACCGACACGATGGCGCCGCCCGCAGCCTCGATAGCCGCCTCGACGGCCGCTCGCTGCAGAAAGGTATTTCCGTCGCGGACCCAATAGACAAAGCTGGTCGCATTAAGCGCCAGGTAGTCGTAATCGATCTGGTAGCCCTCCGACTTGATGCGCGGAAAGCGATAGCCAAAATCGATTTCGACCAGGTTGGTCAGGGCGCTGCGCTCCGCGACATCGACCGACAGCGAGCCGTCGAGTACCTGGTCAAAGTCAAAGCTCAGGTCGGGCAACGTCCGCGCCGCCCAGGGCGTGACGCGCAGCGCGCCGGTCGGCGAAAGATCGAGCGCCACCGGCAAGGTCGACAGGCGGTCGTTGGCATAGGCCAGCGCCCCGGCGCCATCATCAAAAACCACCGGCGAATGCCGCGTGCCGGGCAGCAGCGCCGTGATTTCGGCGCGCGTCATGCCACCGATGACGCCCTGGCGGTTGTCCGTGCAACGCAGCGTCAGCCGGCGCTCGGTCAATTCCACCTTCGGCAGATCGACCACCCCGAAAAACAAGGGCATCGCATTGCCGCCCGCGCCATCGGTCAGGTAAATCCGTACCGAACGGCCAACCCACGTGGCGGGCTGAACCGGTGTTCCGGGCGCCAGCGACAGCGACAGATCGGCGATGCGGGCGGCGTTCTCTTCGGCCTCGACCACGATTTCGCCAACCACATCGGCGCTGACATCCGACCCGCCGATCTCGACGCGCACGCCCCAGGCCGCCGCTGCCGCGCCGCCATCGGCCACGGTGATCAACCCGCTGGCAATATCGGCATCGACCACCGAGACACGCAAGGGCAGCGAAGTTCCCCCGGTCTTGCCGACCACCACGCGCAAGGGCAGCGTGGCGACGCCGGTCGCAGCAGGCGCGCCGGCAAGCGGCTCGGCGCCGGTCGCAATCGGCAGGCCGGCCAGCGCCAGCATCATAGATACTGGCCGCCCGAGGCCGTCGTTCCTGCCACGCTGCCCGGCAGGAACGACGCACCACCGCCGTAGGTATTGCAGACCGAGCCGGCCTGGATGTCGTAGCGCTTGCCGGTGACCGTGTGGCCGTCGAGGTCGATGCTGCCGCCAGCATAGTCGATGAACGCCAGCCCGCCGTCCGCAATCGCCCAGCCGCCTGAAAAAGACACATTGGCGGCCAGGGTCGCCACGCCAACACATTCAACGCGGCCGTATTTCTCGGCGTGAAGATGGTGCGCGTCCGACGAGCCGCCGCTGACAGTGTAATTTCCAATCGAGATCATGCCAGAAGATTTGGCCCAGGCATGTCCCCAGTCGGCCGGCCCAAAGTCAATGTCGTATGCCGAAATCAACGCCCCGACGCCTTCGGCAGAAAACGCCACACCAGCCGTTTCAACACGCAGGCCGCTGGCATCGAAACGCTGTCCCGCCTCGGCGATCAGCCCCTCGATCGTGGTCAGCCCCATGCCGGCGCCGATGATTGTCACCTGTCCGGAAACCCCGGTCGCGTACCCGGAATCGAACGATCCGGCGCCTACCTGAATGGTCGCATTTTCATAAAACCTGAGCGCCTCTTCGACCGCGTATGAAAGCGTCAAAAACGCCCCACCCGCCGAATCAGCCAGCCCCGAATTGCTGTCCGAACCATCAGCGCGCACATACAGTGTGACTGGGTCGTCGGCCTGATCTCTCCCGACCCGCAGCCCGCCCACCTGGGCAGCGGCGACCACCAGCGAAACGATCTTGGTGCCGGCCGCGAAATCGAGCGGCGTCATGGTCGGGTAATCGCTGCCCGACAGCTTGCGCACACGGCGAATCTTGTGGGTGCCCGCGTCGTTGAAAAACTGCCCGACCCCGGTCTCGAACGCCCCGGTGCGCACGCCGGAACCATCCACCGCATGCGCCTCATAGACGAACAGATGCGGATTGCCCACCAGCGCGTCATTGAAGCGCAGAAACCCGGCCCGTGCCGCCAGCACAAAATCGCTGGTGCCCGTCGTTGTGGTCGTCTCGCTGACGCCATCCTTGATAGCAAACATCCTTAAACCTCCTCGGCAATCAATTCCCAGCTATAGCTGGCATCGCCCGCGTTGCCGCTGGTGGTCGGGCTCAGAATAAACACCGTGAGCTGCGGGTAATAATGAATGTGATAGGCGACGGCGCCGGAGACCGCAGCCGCAGTGGCCACATCGCCGGCCAGGCTTACCGTGCAATCCACCAGCCGGCCGCCGGACAACTCGGCGAAGGCAAACGGCGTGAAGCCGCTGTCACTGCGCCGGCCAGCCGGCAGCGTCGCCTGGCGCGTCGCGAAATTCGCCCGCAGACGGCGCGGGGCGATGCACTTCATCACGTGCTGCGCATCCTCGTCGATCTCTTCCAGGCCGGATGGCAGCCAGCCGCTGCCCGAGGTGCGCACCCGCAACTTGCTGAAGGTGCGCTGCTTGATGCCGCGCCCGCTGACGGCGCGCAAAATGCCCTGCCCGCCAATCTGCTCATAGTTTTGCTGCAATTCCAGCCCGGCCGCCACGGGCAGCACGAAAGAACCGATCTGCAAGATCACCGGCGACCTCCCTTCCGTAGCGCCTCGCGCGACGCATGGTCTTCCAGCCGGGCGATCACATCATTTTCGGCGCTTACACCAAACCGCTCATTGCCGAGCACCAGCGTCAGGTTGCGCGAAGCGCGGCCGGACGACAGGGCGCTCGACGTCAGCGACGGGAGCGCCATGTCCGATACCAGCCCGCCACTCGCATAGCCGCGCAGCGCCTGCATGCCCACCCGGTTAAAGCGGGAAAGGAACGACAAGGCGCCCGGCTGGCGAACGACTTCCGAGCGCGTGACAAACTCTTCGGCATGCACGATGCCGGCCGGCTTGAACTTTCCGCCCGGGCCAGTCCAACCACCGCCGGCATATCCGCCCAGCCCGGCCTTGTTGACGTCGGCTGCGGCAGCCGCAATCGCTTCCGGCGAGCCAACCTGCTTGACGGTCACCGTCACCGTCTTGTCCGGGATCTCTTCCAGCTTTTTGCGCAGGTCGCCGATGCGGCCTTCGGCCTGTGAAATATCGGCACTGATCGCGATGTTTGCGGCTTTCTGCTTGAGCGCCTCGATGTCGGTATCCAGCTTCTTCAGCGTATCCGCCTGCGCCGTGGCTTGCGCTTCCAGCGCCGCCGACTCGTTCTGCTTGGCCTTGGCATTATTTTCGATTACGCCGGCCTGGTCTTTACCGACCTGCTCGACCATGTCCGGGTTCTTCGACGCCTCGGCGAACTTTGCGGCACGCTCAAGGAAGGTTTCGGCCTGCTTCTGGTATTTTTCGAAATCCTTGGTGCGGCCATCCAGTTGGGCAGCGCCAGCGGCGGCGGCATAGAAAGCACCCTGCCCCTGCGCTTCCTGCGCCTGCGAATAGGCAAGCGCCTGCTTTTCCTCCTCGGACAGCCCGGCATTGCGCAGCTCGGTGGCTTTGTCCGAGGCCGATGTCCGCACGCCGGATGCCTTGTCGAGCAGCTTCTGTGCCTCTTCGGCGGCCTTCTGTGCTTCCTTGCGCGAAGTTTCCCAGGCCGACTGCAGCGCGCCGCGCAGCTTCTCGGCATTCTTGATCTGCTCGTCGGTGCGTTCCTTGTCGCTTTTCAGGATGTCGGCCGAGGCCTTGCCGGCGGCAACCGCCTTGAGCTGCTCCAGACTGGTCACCTCGCGCGCCAGCTGCGCGGCGATGTTCTGGCGCTTGGCAGCGGTCTCGGTGTCGTCGCCTTCGATTCGCTTGTTCTGCAGTATCAGATAGGCGACGCGATTTTCCTCGGCAGCGATAGCTTTATCGATGGCGCTGGTATCGACGGCGCCGCCGTTCTGGATATTTTGCTTGTAAATTTCATCGCGGCGCTCTTTAAGCTTGACCAGTGCGTCAGTAGCTTTATATAGCTGCGCGCTAACATCCTCGCCCTGCTTCGGCAGCGCGCCGAGAATCTGCCAAATCGACAGATTGGCACGGCTGGCATCGGTCAATTTTCCAAACATTGCATTGAGCGCCGGTATCAACGCATTTCCGAGGCTGACCGCGACGCTTTTCGACAACATCGCGAGCCGGTCGAGATTGTCATTGAAATCGGCAGCCGC